TCCTCTTCCTGGAGCCGCATGCGCGACACGTCGTTGGAGGCAGTGAACGGAGCTTCGCTGGTCAGGTCCGGACGCGTGCCGCTCTTCGCCGCCGCTTCTTCCGTGTTGAGGCCCATGAACTTCATGTTCGTCATGAGCTTCTCGGTCGACTTGAGCGAGAGCTTCAGTTCGTTGGCAACGCCACCGAGCAGGTACTCGTTGTCGAGGCCGTCGAACTCGCGCTCCAGCTGCACCGTCTGGCGGACGATGTTGGCCGGGTCGCTCTCGTTCTTGATCACGTGCCCGACGAAGATGCGGATGGTCTTGCCAGTGCCGCTGTCGTTCACGATCGTGCCAGGGACGCGGTCGCAGACGATCGCGTTCGCGGCAACCGAGTACACACGGTACCAGCCGTTGTCCGCCGCAGTGGCGAACTTGGTGCCAGCGCTGTCGCCACCGAGGAAGAACCACTCGCCTGGGATCATGTTCAGCGTGGTGAAGTCGAAGGTGGTGGAGCCGATCGTTGCACCGAGCGTGTGCGAGGCGACCGTGATGTCCGCCGAGCCAGCTTCCACGCCGACCTTGGTCAGCTTGGCAGTGGCCGGAAGCGTTTCGTTGACGAGGCCAGAGACGACGACCGTGGTCCCAGTCGCTGACGTTGCCTTCTTGAGCCCGTTGTTGGCCGCGTTGACCGCGCCTTCAACGAAGAACAGATCGCCTGCAGCGATCGCGCCAGCGCCGGTGTTGCCGGTCACCGCGTAGGTGTTCGTGCCCGACACAGCGGACGGGGCGAAGTTCTTCTTCGCGCGCCACGCGGCGAACATGAAGGAGGGCATCAGGTCGTACATTGCGTCCTGCACCCAGTCGTGCTCGAAGCCGCCCATCGCCTCGACGTCGGTCAGCGCGCCTTTGCGACGCTGGCGGGACGACGTGATTGGGGTTCGGGCAACGGTCTTGAAGTCCGCGCCGAAGTCTTCGTAGCTGTTGGGTTCCAGCGGCTTCCAAGTCGGGGAGCCGGGGAGAACGCCGATCGTCGTTTCGAGGGCGTAGCGCAGCCCTACCGAATTGCTGTCCACTGTGTAGCCCTCCTAGGCGGTTTCGTGATACTCGAACTCTGCGGTGATGTTCGTCTGCTGCCAAGCCCCGTCCGCGCCGATCTCGCGAGCGGTGACGGATTTGATCTTGACACCAGACGTGGTGACAGCACCGCGTAGCGCAGTCACCAGCACCATACTGATCCTGTCTGCTTCGAGCAATCCATCACCCATCGGGGTGAACAGCTGGACGAAGACGAGCCCAAGGGTGTCGTAGCGGCGCTGCCCTGTGCCCAGAGGCCCAAGGGTGCGTTGTGGGGAGGCAGTGTGGCGGATGCTTAGGCGCACCCACGTAGCGGGCGCATCCGGCGCGTCTCCGGGCTGGTCGTCGTAGCGCCACTCAAGCGCGGTCTCACCGGCCAAGGCGGTCTTGACCAGGGCGCTCAATTCGTCGCGGGCTGTGGTGCGGTCGACCATTACTGCTCGACCTCCAGCGTGTGGATGTAGGCCGTGTCACCGGGCTGAACCGGGATCACCTTCGTCACGCGCCAGCGCACGCTCTCGCCGTCTTCGACGAAGTCGGTTGCCAGGATGTCGAAGCTGGCGACGTCGAGCGCCGCCACAAGGAAGCGCTCAACCGATCGGCGCACAGCGTCTTGCTCGCCGCCGCTCGCGAGCGCGCGGGCGATGTCGCTGGAGCTCTTGCTCTCGAACACCGCCTTGACTGCCAGCCGCGTTGCGTCGGGCGCTGCCACCACAGAGGAGGGCGCACGCCAGGGCTTGTTCACGTCGGCAGGCGTGGTCGAACTGATCACGAGCGTGACAGTGCGACCCTTTGCCTGGATCAGTCGTTGGGCGGTTTGTTCGAGCGCCATTAGCGGATCGCAACGCTCCCGCCAGCCTTGAGGATCGGGGTCAGCTTGCGGTCCGCAGCCGGGTAGGCCGGAAGCTGAGAAGTGGAGCCCGAAGCGTACTCGGTTTCCTCTTCGAGTGGGCCAACCTTTTCCTTGACGCGGATGACCGCGCCTTCGTTGGAGGTTGGATCGGGGAGCAGTGCGGCGCTGAGTGCCCGAAGGGCGTACTCCGCAGTCGCCTCAACGAGCTCCTCTGGAATTTCGTCGTCGCGCAGAAAGCCGTCCCGATCGTACGCCTCTGTTCGAGGCCAGGACAGTCCCTGCTCTTTGCTGTAGCGCGTGCCCACGAAGCGGCGGGCGAACCGCGCTTCAATGTAGTCCGTCGCCTTGCGGACCGCTTGCTCCTTGACCGTGCTAGAGCCGGTCCAAGCAGCGTTGCCGCGATTGGTGTGGTAGGTGTCGACCGCTGCCACTTCGCAGTAGGCGTCAGCCCCTGCAACGCCAGTGCCGTCTTCAACAGTCAGGGCCACGTGTACCTCCTACGCTGTGGCGACTACGCCGCTGGAGGTAGCTGATGCCGTACCGTTCGGGTTCAGGGCAGTCACCGCCACCGTGAGCGTGTCGCCCACGTCTCCAGCCTGGACAACATACGTCCGAGCCGTCGCGCCGCCAATGTTGGAACCGTTGTTCTTCCACTGGTACGTAAAGTCGTGCGCGTGGAGGGAAGCACGACCTGCGGTGAGCGTTTGCCCGACCGCAGGTGTGCCTTGGATCACAGCCGTGACTGCGCCGGGGGCAAGCCCCCGTTCAGTACGCGCTCGCTTCCGGATGAAGGCGAGCGCAGCACGTTGCGCAGCGCCGATCATGCTACGCGCCCTGCTTGACAGTAGCGCCCTGCGTGTAGGCGTTCTGCTTCGGGCGAGCCGCCAGTGTCTTGTCGAGCACCGACGGACCAACGTCGCCGAGCACGCGGCGAGCGCGCTCTTCCTTCTGACGCTGGATGTGGTCTTTGACGCGCGACATCGGGTTCACGCGGAGGTCTTCTTCCTCGATCTCCTTGATGACCGCGTCGAGCTCCATGACGACCGCGTTGCGTTCGTCGTTCAGGGCTTTGATCTTGGTTGCGAGCTCGCCTTCACGCGCTTCGAGCGATGCGCGACGAGCGAACAGGTCATCCGCAGCGGCTTGCGCCGGGCTGACCTGTTCACCGTCACCGCCCTCTGTCTGAAGGTCTTGCCCGCCTGGATTGTCAAGCGCTTCGAGCCACGCGGCGAACGCCTCGCGGGTCAGGTCCGGAGCGGCGCTCGTCACTTCCTTGCGAGCAATCGGACGCCCAAGGGCGATCCGGATCGGCTCAAGGGCGGGAGCGCCGTTGTCGGTCCAGTGTTCGTCGTTCGCCGGGTCAAGCTGGCGAAGCGCGTTGATCAGTTCCATATCCACTTGGGGTTCCATTTGGGTTCAGTCCTGCTTAGCTGATGACCCCCGCCGAAGCGACAATGGTTTGCCACTTCGAGCCGCGCCATTCAAGCAGGATGAACTCGTTCGCCGCGTCCAGGATGCAGGACGAGGCCGCAGAGCCAGCTGCGTTGAGCATGTTGGCGTGGTCGAGCACAATCGTGTCCGAGCCGCCAACGCGGGTTTGCAGGGTGATCAGCTTGCGCTGACCGACGATCGCACCAGTGCCGTCGCCGATCGCCGCAGCCTTGGCCGCGCCGTTGGAGACGAACTTGGTGTGGTACTTGTTGAGGTTGATCGTCTCGGTGCCCGAGCCAGCGTGCGTGATCGTCTCGACGGAGGCGAGGAACGAAGCCGGGGAGAGCGCTTCGAGCCAGTCGTACAGCGCCTTGAGCGCCTTGGCGAAGCCGCCGCGCGGGGTGGCGAGAAGTGTGTTGACCGTAGCCATTGCAGTGTTTCCTTTCCTCTTGGCTCAAGGGCCGGGTTTTCACCCGGCCCTCTCCACCAACCCAGGGGATTAGCTTTCGCGGGTGACGTACCGCGCGATCTTGATTTGCTTGCGCTCCGGGAACACGCGCTGCCAGCTGCCCGCGTGAGCGAGGTTGTTGCTGGTCGCGGCGTTCGACGGACCGCCGTTCGGAGCCGTACCGGCGTACTTGTGACCGACCGGGTGGATCGCCCACATGACGCGGTTGTAGAGCACGTCCTGACCGCCGCCGTTACCAGCGCCGGGGATACGGTCGAGCTCGGTGGCGTCGTTCGGGGTGCCAACACCAAGGCGGAACGCGCCCGCACCCAGGAGGTACGAGTGGTAGATGCCGCTCGACGGGTTGGGCATGCCGTCGTCGATGATGACGCGGCGACCCATGAACGTCGGGATGTTGACCTTGCCTTCGCTGTCCGGGATGAAGTCGATCAGGTTGTTCTTCTTCATCCGGGCGTACACGATGGAGTGCACGAACAGGATGCCGAGGCTGTCTTCGCTGTCGCCCATGAGCGTCAGCGTGTCGATGAAGCCTTCAGCAGTGAAGTTCGTCACGCCAGCGCTGTACGAGCCGCCGCTGTCGTCGTTGGTGAGGTCGTACTGCGTGTGCTCGGAAGCAGCCGGTGCAGCATCGTTGTCGGCGAACACGCCTGCCATGGTGGCAAGCAGAGCCGCTTGTTGACGACGCGCCCAGTACTCGCCGACGCGGTTGCCGATCGCTTCCATCGGGTTCGCGCCAGCCAGGACCGCCGTGAGGTCCATGCTCGTCCACGATTGGTTACGGGACAGGCGGACCGCGACTTCCTTGAGCGTGCCGATCTTGTTGTGCGTCGCGTTCTCAGTCGGGTCGTCCGACGTCACGCGCTCCGCATCGTTGTCGAGGTCTTTCCAAGACGGGGCGTCGAAGGTCAGACCGCCGCCAGCCAGAAGACGATCCAGTTCCGCATCGCGGACCAGGACGCCAGCTTGAACGAGGCGGGACTTCTCTTCGGTGATGTTTTGTGCGTAGGGCGTGAAGATCGCCGGAACGATCACGTCACTTACGCGGGTTGTACCGCTAGCCATGTTTAGTGCTCCATGTGGCGTTGATTTGCCGAGTTGCTCGTGAGAGGAACGCGGCTACGCCCCATGGCATGCCTGCGTCAAGTGACAGGACCATGCCTGTCAGTTTCCACTGACGTCACATACACGTCCCTCTGCGGGAGCGCAAGTGACGCCAGTGTCAACCAAGTGTGTTAGGCCGGGGGCTTCGTAGCGCCGAGCTTCGAGCCCACTGCCTCTGCAGCTTGGCGGGCTTTCGCTTCGCCATGCTTCTGGACGTAAGCGCCTTGAGCAGCGAGGCTCCAGTGCTCTTTCGTCCAAGGGTTCGGATCGCCAGCAGCGCCGCCGCGATCGCCGCGACCACCGCCGCCCTGCGAAGCAGGCCACCAGTGCGGACGCGTCTTCTGCATGTCAGCGAGCCATTCCTTGGGCGTCATGCCCGGAGCAAGGCCAACGCCGTCGCGGGCGACCACGTTGCCGCTGTCGTCGAGCTCGAACAGGCGCTCTGCGTAGAGCAGAACGTCGTCAACCGCTGAGTCCAGCACCTTGAGCTCGCGCGCTACCGCGCTCGCCACAGTGCCGATCTTGTTGCGCTTCTTCTCGGTGGACAGTTCGGTGACCTGCCCTTGGGCTTCGACCAGCTTGGTCTTGGTCTTCTCGAGCTCGCGCTGCAGCGGAGCCAGCTTGCGCTGGATGCGTTGCTCCACGATTGTGTTGATCTTCTCTTCGCTCGCGCCGTTGCCGAGCCCGCCGCTCTCCTTCAGAGCACGTAGCTCCTCCAGTTCGTCGAGGTCCGTCGCCAGCTGCTCGGCGTCGTGACTGCCGAACTTTTGGAGCGTCTCTTTGGTCTTCTTGTGGTCGTTGCGCTCTTTGGTGAGCGCGGTTTGCAGGCGTTCGACGTCGCCACTCGTCTTGAGGCCCTTGACACCGGTC